CTGGTAATGCATGGAAGTTCACATCAAGGGATATAATATCGTCCATTGAATGTGTTGGAACTTCTAAGTGACAATTTCTCATTGCAATTTCAACTTTCGGTGAACTTGATCCACCAATGTTAAATGTCAAATGGAAGTCATTTGTAATTACTGAAGTTGATTCAATAATATCTTCAAATAACTCTGCTGATTTATCTGTATCATTATTTAAGTAACAAGTAAAGTTACCACCTACACTTCTAGTTCCTGTTACATTTCCTAATGGTTGATTGACCACACCAAGTGTTTCTGGTGTAAGGAAAGTAATATTATTTTCAAATGTTATATTTCCGCCTGTTAAAACTAAATCATAACTTGAATTAAATGCTCCACTGCCAGCTGTTGTAGCTGTTAGTGATGTTAATCTATTTCTAATGAAATTACTTGTAGTTGTAGTTCCTTCGCTAATTAACTTAGTAGGTGTTGGTTTATCTGCACCACTTTCTGTGATAATTTTACCCATACCACTCCAGTTAATTGTAGCTATTCCATCAATATCGAAATCAATACTTGCTGAGTTTACAACACAACCTTCTATTTTATAAGTAACGTTAGTTGCACTATTTGCACCACCCATTTCAAAATAAAGATCGAATGTACCTAAAGCTGCGACTTCTGATTGTTCGAAATCAACTACCATGCTGGTATCACTATTTGTAACACCACCAGTTCCATTCCATGATGATGCATTTGAGCCACTACCGATTGTAAAACCTGTATGTCCTACAAAGTATGCCCAAAGTGCTTCTTCAACAGCGTGCTGAGGATTTCCAGAAATAGAACTACTTGGTTCCCATATATTTCCAGAACCTGCTGGTACTGCTCCAAATGGTCTCATATAAGTTGAAAAACTCCACTCTGCTGGTGCATAAGAATCTGTAAACATCTGTCTACTTCTTCTACTTTTACCTGCGGAGTCAGTCATTTCATTTAAAGTAATTTCACTTGTATTTGTAGCCTGAGAAAAACTAAAGCCGTCTAAAACAGGAATCTCCCACATAACTGCGGTTGATCCTTCATCTGTCATATAGACTTTCGTATCCCGACTAAAATAAAATTGGTCTGCCATTATTTTCTCCTTAGTACCTTATCTCACAGACTATCTCACCGATGCCTAGAGGTTCCAGTACTCCTTCATCTGTATCTATGCTCAGAATGGTCGTCTGAGCAGTAGATTGCTTAATATTATTAGAGTCAAAATACTCTAGTGGATCATTATCCTCGAGTACTGTCTCTACATCTTCTAATAATTCTTCTAAACGAAAAATTACATCATCTTCACTATGCACATAACATCTTATTGTTATTTGCAAAAAGCGAAATCTATGATTTCCACTTGCATATTCACGAGTTTCATTACCTGCTCCTACATGAATAGTTGGAAAATCTGCTACTTCGTCCCAAAATTTCAGTCGTCTTGCTACTTCTGCAACTGCAACTCGAAACGGAGTTTGTCCATTTATTTGTTCTAACTTTTGAGCAAGCGCTTCTACAACTGCTCTTCTTCTTGTTGAATATGTTCTTCCTTGTGCGCTCATTAGTGTCGTCTAAACCTCAAAAATCTATTTTGTTTATTTTGTATCATTATCTGTCTTATACTTTCTTTTATAAGTTCACGAGGGTCTCTTAATCTACTACCCTGTTCAAATCCTGGTTCAAATGTTTGATAAGGATATTTTTCATAAGTATAGTGTACATTTAACCCTCCTGCATTTGACTTACTATCTGTAAGACTAGTTACCTGTACTCCTGTATTAAAAGGTCCTGCAAACGGTTTAGTTGGATTTCCTCTTCCTCTATACTGTAATCGAGGTGGAACCATATTTCTTTGTAGAAATCGTGGTAATTCAGCATTTATCATTTGCATTAAAGAAGCTAAAGAAGTTGTACTTTCAGGATTTCTTGCGCTATACTTTCCTGATCCTACTAATTTTTCTTCTCTTAACTTCTTTACCTTTCTTACATTTTGAATACTTCGTTTTCTATTTATAATTTTTCCTGCTGTTTTTTTAACATTTGTTTGTTTTTTCTTTGCTTTAACTTTTTTGCCTTTTGTTATTTTCACACCTCTTGAAGTTTTTTTAACTCCTTCAATCATATCAACAGTAGCATTTACTGCGCCATCTACTAATCTTTCATCAAAACTTTTACTTCCTTTTAATTGTTTATATCTTTTTGTTCTTTTATCTAATTTTTGATTTTTTAGAATTTTTAATTGTTTTTCTGCAATACTATCAAGTTTTTCTTTTATACCATCTCTATCTTTTTTACTCATGGTTCTATTTAATTTATCAGTACCATACTGTAACTTAATTACAAGATTATCTTTTACTTTTCCAGAACCTGCTTTTACTATATCAGTAATTTTTGTATTTTGTACTTCAAATTCATCAAAAAGTGTAAACATTTTATTTCTAGTTGTTGCAACAACATCATATTTATCTGTTATACTACCTATAATTTGTGCAATTTTTGTATCTGCCTCTGCTAAATTTTTCATTGCATTTACTGTTGCAGTAGTTGTATCATGTCCTTCTGTTGAATGAGAATCTACCACTCTTACAGGAACATCTTCGTCACCACTTGCCATATCATTTATTTTATCAATCTTTTCTTGATCTTCCTCTGATGTATGACCAGTGTAAAAACCATTTGTACTTTTCGTGTCTTTTTCAAAAAATTCTACAAAATCTTTTAGCACCTCTTTTACCCCTTGTATTGCCAGTTCTCTTTGTGCCAAATGTCTTGCTCTTTTATTATTTTCTACTTCTCTACCATATACTCCTTGTGGAAATTGTATAAAGTTATCTGGGCTCATTTTTAGTGGGTGATTGAAGTGTTTACTATAAATCTTTTCTATATTTGATTTAGTAAATACTGTTTCTCTTGCATTTCTTGCTAAATCTCTTATTACCTGCATATACTTCCCTGCATCAGAAGGAGATAATTCAAAAGGTCTCATTTTAACAGTTTTATGTTTACTTCTTTTATGTTGTCTTGTTCCACTAAATACATCTATACTTTTTAATGTTTTTATTGTGCTATTATAGATAACATCTTCTACATCTTGATCTCTAAATTCTAATTCATGAACGTATATATTAGCTAACTCATCAGTTGATAACTGATTTTGTTTTATAATATCTAAAAAATGTGTATGAATATTTTCTATTGCCATTAGATGACTACTCGATAAAGATCAAGTACTCGTTTGATATGGTCAGGAAAATCAGTACTTGTTCTTAAGCCTGCAGTGCCTTGGTTTTGTATACTTGCTCCACCAAGAGTTCTTCTCTGCTTATGTTCATCTTTTAAATAATATGTTACTAAATCAAAAAGTGCTAATTCTAGGTCTTTTGGTGTAGCTGAGTATCCTGCTGTATATACTACTTCAACTGCTCCAAAGCCTGATTTAAATGCCTTTCTGTTGCCACTAGAGTCCAACCTAAAAATTGAATCACTACTTGTGTCTATATAATAATCCGTATTGTTAGTAAGCGTTATATATGCTGTACTCGGGTTATCACGTTCTTTAACTGATGTTACCGAATTTAGCGGTGTTTCGCTCATTACTACTACTGATGTTATATTATCACTAATATTAAAAGTCTCTGTTTTTGCAGAAGAGTAGAAATCTATAAAACTCGTTCCGCAATATTTTTTTACTAAGTCAGAAATCTGAGGCACTAAAATAGTAAGACGATCATCATTGTTATCGCCTCTTATGCCCTCTGCATCTTTGTATTCTTGTACTGTTATTAAATCTGCCATAATTGAATAAGTGAGGGGATAGGCTCCCCTCAAGCCGTTCTATGCTAATTAACTAGCGTCATATTTAAATGCCCACTTAGATGTAGCTCCTGCTATAACGTCAGCAAATCCAAGTCTTTGTGAAGCCACAAGTACTCTTCTTTGGTTTTCGACATCATAATCAGATTCGATTGTAACACCTCTTAATCTTGGCATTACATAGTTTCTGGTATATACAGCTACAGCTGCAAATTTAGCTGCTGCTTTTGCTGGGAACTCGTCACAAAGAATAACTCTTGATCCGAATACCTGACCAATCTCACCAGATAGCTTTGTTGAAAGATCACCAACTAGGTTGACATCTTGGAACTCAGCGTCTTGTAGTAAGTTATAATATGCATCTTGTGACACAAGGTATACTACGTCTGATGGATTAACTCCATATTTACCCATGTTTTTTCTCATGTTTAGCAAGTCTGAAGCTACGACTGCGTCTGTTGCTCCGAATGCTGCTGGTGAACCTGCACCTACGTCATCTGTAAAATCAGAATCAGCTTGTGCCATTTGTAGTAGACCATCAAATATACCTGAAGTATACTGACCGTCTGAGTGGTTACCTAATAATAATGCATTCTCAATTCCTCTTGCGTGAGATCTAACCATAGATTCTCTTAATAGAGGTAGTATTGGAATAATTGCATCTTCTTCAGTTTCATTACCTAAGAAAGTCTTAGAGATCAACTTGTTAGTTGATAATGTTCTTTCTTGCATTTGAATACCTGTGAAAGGTGCTGCACTGTTATCTGCTCTTTCTTCTAAGTTACCATATGGTGCTGTACCACTACCTGTTACGCCTGTTGTAAATTCAGCATAACCTGCATCTGGTAAGATAGGAAGAATTTGATTTGCAGAAGTCATTTGTATTTCTCTAAATAGAGGTGCTAATACTAATTCATTCTGAATATCTCTTTCAACATTTGCAGATACAACTTGCTCAAAGTCTGCAGAAGAAACTTCAACTGTTGAATGTTGATTAACTTTCTCCATAACTGATTTTGAGTATTGGTTATCCCAACCTTTACCAGTCGCTAGACCAGCAAATTTTGCATCTAATATTTCATTTTCAAAAGATTTTTTCCAATCTGCATCACTTCCTCTATTTGAGAAAACTCTCTTAGATTCTCTGATGTGTTGAATTTCTTCTGATTTTTCTTTGAGTTCTTTTTGAAGTTCACTAACGATTGAACCTAATTCTTCATTCTTCTCGTTAAATCTTTTCTCAACGTCACCCATTAGTTGTTCTGCACCTGATAGTGCTGATATAACAACTTTCTTTTCTACTTCCTGTTGTGCTTCAACTTCCGCTTTTTTCTCAGCTTCTACTAGAGCAGCCTTTTCAGCAGCTTCCTTAGCTGCTTTTTCTTCAGCTGCTTTTGTTTCAGCTTGTTGCATTGCTAGTTTGGTAGCTGCTTTTTCAGCTACTTCCTTAGCAAAAGCGTCAAGGTTAAAGCCCTCAGGAGCTTTCTTTTCTTCGCTCATGCGATTCTCCTTATTGTCGGCTTGCGCCACTTTAGACTGCCCAACTTCTTCAGTTATAACTGAATCTGCTGAGTTAGTCTTTATAAAAGATTTCTTAAACTCTTCGTAGTCTTCCATGCTATCAAATCCCTTTGACAAAGAGAACATAGCTCCTTGGTTACAAGGAACAGATACCACAGATACTTCAAAAAGTTCAGCATCTTTGATTCTTAATCCGCCAGTATCTGGAATATGATCTGCATCTTTCACACGGAAACCTACAGAAAATGCTCCAAGAACACCGTCTTTAATTAATTCAGTAATTTGTCCAGCTGCTTTTGATATTTTAGCAGTGAATTCTAAACCGTTATCTACAGTTCTAACAGCCTTTGCTCTTCCAATTGGCTGGTCATGGTTGTGATTGTATAAAACTATAGGGTTTTCTAAATAATTATCTACACCACCCTTTGTCCATGCTTCAACCTCAATTACATCACCTGCTCTATCTTGAGAGTTAGTGCTTGCTAGTCCTTTAATTTCTACACTACCATCAGGCTGTTCACCCAAGGATTTAAATGTATTTGTCCAGTGAAAAATTTTATTTGACATTTTTCTTCACCTTTTTAGTAGTTGATTTTTTAGGAGTAACTTTTGGTGTTACTACTTTTTTGACTATTCCAATATCTGGATAATAGTTTTTAACCATAGCCATCATTCTACTCCATGAGTTAAAAACTCTTTTTACTTGAACCGCTCTCATTGGAATGTCTGATTCAAGATTATACTCATTCAGTTCAAGTACTTTACCTTTCTTTGTAAAATACTCTCCTAATTGATTTATCATTGCCATTTTGTTCATATTTATTCTTCCTCATCTTTTGTTGGCCTACCACCCTCGATTGGGTTTGCGGCACTACCTGCGATATTTGCAGGAACTCTTGGTGTATCAAATCCTTCAACTGCTTCAAGATTCAATTTCTCCCTAGCTTCATTAGGTGTCATAATACCTGTATTGACCAAAGAAGCATAATATGCTGCTTGATCTCGTAGTTCTGGTTGTAGTGATGGAACGTTTGTTACATCTTCTACCAATCTAAACCCAAAAAATCTTTCAAATCCTTTCATTATTTTTTTAACTATAGGTAGTATAGTTTCTAAATAATACATTCTTTGATTTGGTCTTATATTTGCATTATTACCACTATCCATAAGAATAGGTGGAACTCCTAATGCCTCAAGAATGATTCTCTCATTTGACTTAATTGCCTCTTGAAAATCTAATTCTTTAAAATTAACTTCTGTTAAGTTTTCAACTTCTAATCCACCATCTAAAAATAGAGGTCTACGTCCTCCAGTGTTTGGATTATATCTAGCAACCCATGCCTGTAACATTCTTTCTTTTATTTTTTCAGAAAGAGTGTTAGGGCTTTTTAGTACTAAACCGGGAACTGCTCCATTCTTAAAAAAGTTATCTTGAAAGTTTCTCATATTACTAAGTAATTGCATAGTTCTATGAGCAGGTTTCAATCTTGGAACACCTCTGTAAATAGAGTGAAAACTATTTTCTTTTATATGTATGATTTCATTTACTGAATAATCAATACTATTATCAAATATATACTTACTTATATAAGTATTTTCATCAGTTTCAATTCTCATCTTATCTGCTGGAAGATGGTACATATGTATGCCATCAAAATATACAAATATATTACCGTCAATAATTAAATCGACTAGTATATTTCTTTTGAAAGTGCTAATATCTTGAAACGGATTTGGTTCTTTATTAAGTAGTAAATCTACTCTTGTTTTTCTTACATTTTTGAATATTGGTGTAGTACCTTGTATTTGTTCCTGTATTAGAAATGGTATATCAGAAGCGTCATCTACAATCATATTTACAGCACGATTTACTACCTCTAGTTGTTCGTAAGCGTTTTTATAGCTCGTGATGTTTTCACGGCTATCTACTGTTAGTCCTTCGTTTCTTGAAATTACGTATTGAGAAGGATTTAGTTTTTCTTCTTCTTTAGTATTTCTACCTATTAGAAAATCATACCATGCCATATTTGTCTCTTTGTATTTTTACCCATCTTTGCTGTTTTTCAGCGCTTATTAATTTTGGTCGTTTGCCATAGATTGAGTGCAATCTTAAATGATGTTTATGGCAAAGTGTGACTGTTTTATTATAGATTTCATCTTTAAATTCTTCTATAAATTGTTCTCGTAGATTTAAAATGTCATTTTCATTATGAATTTCGTAGTTATTATCTTTTAACCATTTCTCTAATAACTCTGTTAATCCGTAATAGTGATGAAAATCTAGTTTGTAGTCAGACCCGCATATATAACAGGATTGCTCTTTCTTAAACTTAGATTTTGCTTTATCTCTTACGTATTTAACTAAATCTCTTTTTAGTGTCATTTCAATTCTTATGTTCTAATTGTAGCAGAAGTTTAAGTTAAAGTCAAGCATTATTTTTTCTAGGTCTCGTTAAAACGATGTCATACTTGTCTCAAATGAGTACAAAGCATAACGTAAAGCATCTGCCATGTGAGATGCAGCATTATGTTTAGGTTTTTCTCTTAATAAGTTAGGATTTGGATCCCATTGATATTGGTCTAATGCCCATAATGTTTCTGTACATTTTCCTTCTACAATTAGCTTGTCATTATCTACTATTGCTGCTACATGTCCGATTCCATCTAACACTGATTTTTTAGCGTTAATAGTAGTAATATCATAGTTTTGTGCAAAGTCAAAACGAGTTTGCTGTGCAGCAGAATCTATATAGATATAATCTATATTCCATTTATCTATAAGTTTTCTTATTTCTTCGGCATGTTGTTCTGTTGTTCTTTCTGAATTTAGATATTCATCTAAGACATAATATGTTTGTAAATCCCAATCATAAGCGATAACAACAAATGCAGTAGGGTCTCTGTAACCTACGTCCATTCCTGCAAAAATATCCATACGCTTAAGTTCTAATTCTGATAAATCTTCTATACATTTTTCGTGATCGAACGCCCATATCTGTCCTTCAAACACGTTGAAGTCTGCCATATATTCTTGATTAAACTCTGCTTCTGACATAGTTTTTTTAGCTTCTTCTATATCCGCTTCTGATAGCCTTGGATTCTCATGATACGTTGCTCTTAGAGATGCCCACTCTGGAAACTCATCTGAAAATCCTCGATAGAAAAATTCTGCAAACCAGTTATTTCGACCACGAGGTGTAGATATAAATAATGCTTTTGAGTTTTCTTTATCAAGTGTAGGTCTTAGTGCTACATTGAAAGCATCTTTACCATCAACTAAAGCGGCTTCGTCAAAGATAATTAAATCATAAGATCGACCAACAACTGAATCTACTTGATTTACAGAACCCATTCTTATAGTAGAATTATTAGATAGTTCTATTACTTTGTCTTTTGCATTATCACGAATTACTTCTAAATCAAAATGTTTAATTAGTTGTCTTTGTAAGTCAAATGAGATTTGAGATAATGAGTAGTTAGGTGACATAAGAAGTATATGTGAGTTAGGAACTAGAGAAACTAACTGACCTAGTATGTTTGCGATATATGTTTTACCTTGTCGTCTTGAAACTGCCGCACACATAAAACGGTATTTAGGGTTATTAAGCCCATTTATAATACCTGTTTGAGATGAGTTTGGTTCTATACCTAATAAATCTAGGTATCCTTCGATGGGCAATTTAATAAATCTATCATCATTAAACTGCATAAGAGAATCGGATAAAATATCCTTTCTTGAAATGTCTATCATTTAGTGTATTGTTACTTCTTCAAATAATTCGTTATCGGGTTCATCTAAAAATTGTCTATCTTCACAAATATTATGTAGATAAATAAAACCTGCACAGAGTTCTGCTAACTCTTGCTCTTTTCTATTAAGTTGATCTTTTTTGTTTAAATATTCTAATATTGTTGTACTTTTAGATTGTAGATCATCAATCCAAAAATCTCTAGTATTCTTTTTACCGCTCATTTACTTCTCCTTTTAAGACCTCTTGTAAATTTTTGTGACTTAGGTGGCATCTTTCTAGAACCTCCCTTTCCTGCCCACAAAAATTTATTTGCCCAAAATGCTGGGGAAGATTTGCCTTTTGCAATATTTTTACGATGTCTTGCCTTAAAACTTTTTCTAGCTTCAGGACTATAATTATGTCCCATGCCTTGTGCACCAAAGCGGAGTATTTTAAGTTTACCACCTACTCGTGTAGCTACCACAGCTTTCTTTGTTTTATGCTTTGGTGTCATTTTTGGTTTATTTAAACGAGTCAATCCTACCTTTTTTAGTCTTGCTTTTTCCGCTTTTGTTAGTGCCATTTATCTTCTCCTTCTACCAGGAAATCTTGCTTTTGGTGGATTCTTTGTTTTACCGAATCTTGGACCAATCGCTTTAGGAGCTGCCGCATAAAATCCTCCAGGACTATAAGGGTTTTTAGTATTTACTAATGTCCCTGCTGCTGCATTCATATCTCTAGTAACTCCTCTTTTTAATTTATGTTTACGAATCTTTTGAGTATTGTGTATACCCATTGGACCCTGAGAAAATCCGCCTGTTCTAGCCATTTTTCTTTCTCCTCAATGCTCTACGGTAAACACCGTGAGAACTACCTGGCATAAATCTCTTATCAGAACCTCTTCCATGTGAGTGTATGCCTTTTAATCCCAGCCTTCTTGCTCTCTTACGAGCTGCTCCAGCTGATTTATATACATCTTTATTTTTGATATATCTTCTATGTTTTGTTCTATTAACTGCCATTACTTAACCACAACAAGTACAAGTACAACAGCTACAACATTTACATTTTGCCATTTTATTTACTCTTTTTCTTAGCCTTTACCATCTTGTCTTTAATGTCTACTTTACCATCAAAGTTTACATCTTGAAAAGTGATAATGTACCAAATTTTTCTAAAAAAATCTAT